GGACATTGGAAGCCTAAGTGCGTAGGGCCTCCAGTTATGCTAGATGCAAAAGAGATAGGTAGGAAAATTTCAGAAGATTGGTTGTGTGACTCAAACCTGCGTCAAATTGATTTACGACAGGAAGGCATTGAAAAATTACTGAGTAATGGAAACAGTTCGTAAGTGCATACAGTGCAATAAAGAGTTACCGCTCACCGAGGAACACTGGCATAAAACTCGCGATGGATATCATGCGAGATGCAAGGAATGCAGGAACACATACGAAAAGAATGCCAAGAAGGCTAGGGATCAGAAAAAGTTAGCTGAGTTAGAAAAAGATGCGATTGATTTGTTTGTTGCTCAAGCTCGCATAGGCGGGGCGAACATACCGCACTCAAGCGAAATGCTCGAAGTGCTTATGGGTTACTTTGGTGGCGTTGCAGGATTTGCAAATGTCTACATGAAACAATACTTCGACGCACCACCAGGAGGGGCGTTCCGAACTAAGATGCTCGACACCATTGTCCGACTTACTGCTAGCAATACAGCGATGGGAGGAGCAAAGAAACCACTAACACTTTGGTCAGATGAAGAACTTGACAGTGAGCTAACAAAAAGACTGACAGAAGCAGCAACTATCCTTAACCTTTCTCCAGAGGAACAGCCTCGGCTTGAAGAAGCCAAAGAAGACCCAGAAATCTCCGACTCCTAGCGGGGAAAACTTTTCCGGCATAACTCAACACGCTTTGCAGCATCTCCGTGAGGTGCAAGCAGAACTAGCCGGTCGTAAGCTCGAAGCACTTCGCTTGTACGAACCGATGCCGTTGCAGGATGATTTCCATAAATGTCTTGCTTCTGAACGTCTGTTAATCGGTGGTAATAGAAGCGGCAAGTCATGTGCGTCATTTGTAGAAGATGCAAGAGCTGCCACGGGCCAAGACCCAAGCAATAAATACCCCAAGGAAGATGGCAACATCGTCATTGTTGGCAGGAACTGGCCTCACATAGGTCTAGTCGCTTATCCGATGCTGTTTCGTGCTGGTGCATTCAAAATAATTAAGGACGAAGAGACCGGCCTTTGGCGAGCATGCAAACCTGGTGATGACAAAACAAAGGCAAAGCCAGCTCCACCGTTAATACCTCCTCGTTTTGTCAAAGAGACTTCTTGGGTTTTGAAGTCTGCTGGTTACTGTCAGAAGGTAACGCTGACTAACGGATGGGTTGTTAACTTTTTTAGTAGCGAAGGCGAGCCTCCCCAGGGCTTCCAGGCCGATTTGGTGCATATAGATGAGGACATCAACAATGAGAGATGGGTCGGTGAAATGCAGGCTAGGCTTTCTGACCGTAAGGGTCGGTTTGTCTGGAGTGCTATGCCGCACTCTAAGAATGATGCATTACTTGGTTTGTGCGAGCGAGCCGAGAAGGCTGTTGAAGACGGTGTTGAGAATCCAATCATCAAGAAGTTTACTCTTCGTTTTTTAGACAACATCGCTATCGATGATGAAGAAAAGAGAAAGAACATTGAGCGATGGGCTGCGTTAGGGCCTGACGAGTTGCGAATGCGTTCAGAGGGCGAGTTTACGAATGAGTCCACCCTGATGTATCCAACATTCAACCCGTCCGTACACATTCTTTCGAGAACAGAGCTGCCAGCAGTTCCTAATGATTGGACAAGGTATGTAGCCATTGACCCTGGTCACGCCGTCATGGCTACTTTATTTGCCGCAGTCCCACCTAACGAAAAGTATTTGCTTATCTACGACGAACTTTATATCCGGCATTGTAATGCAGAGATATGGGGCGAGCGGTTTAAGGAGAAGCTGCAAGAACAGAACATCTACGCGATGATCATGGACATGCATGGAGGTACGTTGCGTGACCTTGGCTCAGGCCGATTGCCGCATGAGCTTTATTCTGAAGAGTTGAAGAAGCGTTCAATTCAAGCACAGATGTCAGGCTACCAGTTCATACCTGGCTCAGATGACATTCAAGCTCGTACATCTCTTGTGCGTCAGATGATGCACATACGAGGAGATGGCACGACAAGACTCAAGATTCTCGAAGGCACATGCCCTGACCTTAGACGAGAATTAAAAAGATACCGCAAGAAGACGACGACCGTTAATGGTCAAGTCTTTGTGACAGACGCTCCGCAGACGAGAGGCGATGTTCATGCATGTCAGTGCATGGAATACCTCTGTGCGTTTGAGCCTTCATACCACCCTCCACCGAAGACCAATGGCCCTGAGCCTTGGTGGGTTAAGTACCTGACAGAGAAAAAGAAAAGACAGCAGGGCGGTCAGGACTCCTGCATCATCCTTGGGCCTTGCGGAGATTTAAAGAAATGAAACCTTACGATATGCCTGAGATTCAACTGGGCGACTTTATTCACTACTATGCCCATGAAGACGCTGCACCAAATATTGCCATCGTCACAGAAGTCTCTTCTCGCAGTCTGAAATGCTGGGTCATTGTGCCTGATTATGGTGGCGTGGAGAAGTTTTCTGTCCACCACAAGGATGACGTTGGCTTGCAGGAGTTTCCTGAATGGGGCCGTTACGGCATGTGGGATTTCAAGCCTGCTGATCCAACAATAGCCATTCTCTCTGAGAAACTAGCTGTATTAGAAAAGAAAATGGCAGAAATTGTGGGCAAAAAAACCAAATAGGACACTAGTCCATAGGAGCTGCTATGTCTGATCAGAACCCTTTGCGTCCAATTTGTAAGGGCTGGCTTGAGAAAATCAAGCTTGCCGAGAAACATAAAAAGCCATTTAGCGATGATGCTGAAGAGGCCATGAACTTCTTTGCTGGCGACCCCAATTTTATGTGGGAAAACCAATATGCAAGGGGAGAACGTGGCTACAACAAAGGCATTGATCCTCCAGCTTTCAGGATGCAAATCAATAGAGTATGGGAAGCGGTACGTCTATTTACTGCTGTAATCCATCACAGGAATCCCCAGCGACAGGTAACGCCAAAGCAATACCCAATAGTGCCACCGCAAATGTTGGGTGTTATGCCACAGCCTCCTGTTCCACAAATGGGGCCAGACGGCCAGCCTGTCATTGGGCCAAATGGTCAGCCTGTGATGATGCCTGATCCTGCTATGCAGCAATACCAGCAGGGCATGCAGAATCAAGGAATGATGCTCCAGAGGCGAAAGGTAGTCAGTGATTTGCTTGGTGCTTATCTCAACTACACGCCTAATGAGTTAAACCTAAAACATCATTCCAGAAAGGTTGTAGAGGAAGCATTTATTAAAGGTGCTGGGGTTTGGTGGCATGAATTGTACCAAGCTCCTGGTGGCGAAAATAAAATGGCTGGTTCATTTTATGACAGTGTAGATAACCTCGTTTGGGACATGGATGCTGATGAGTTTGAGGACATCAGATGGTGCGCTCGTAAGAGAGTGCAGCCTGTCGATGAAGTCTCCGCAAAGTTTAATCTCAATAGAGAAGACTTGAAGGGACACCTCGAATCATATGCGTCACAGTCTGATAGACATAGGCGAGGTTATGAAACTGAAAAGAAACGTGGCAAGACGAACGACTTAATTTGTTATTGGGAGATATATTCCAAGACAGGTTTTGGAGACCGTCTTAAAGATGCTGACAAAGCCATGCGTGGCAAGTTCGACCAGCTAGGGCCGAACTGTTACATATGCGTAGCTGAAGGCGTTGACTTTCCGTTAAATCTTCCCCCGTCAATGTTACAGGAAGAAGTCGATGAAACGGGAGTGCCACAGAATTTCTTTATGGCAGCACAGTGGCCTATCCCATTTTGGGCAGAGCCAAATGGCTGGCCTTTCACGCTTCTTGCTTGGCACGGCAAGCCTGGCTACTCATGGCCTATCTCTTTAATTAGACCAGGTATTGGTGAGCTTCGGTTTATCAACTGGGCAATGTCTTTCCTAGCAACTCGAATAGCGTCATCTAGCCAGACTCTAATTGGTGTTGCTAAGTCTGCTGACCCTGACATGAAAGCCAAGTTGTTAGAGAAGTCAGAGGGTGGGTTTAAGATTGTCGAAATTAGTGAAGCGATAGGAAGAAATGTTAATGATGTCATTAGCGTATTTAATCTTCCTGGTGTTTCATCTGACATGTATCAGATAATCAGCGAAGTGACTGCGTTGTTTGACAGGCGTGTAGGCTTGACTGAACTTATCTACGGAATGTCTAGGAATCAGTTTAGAAGTGCTGCTGAAGCACAAGTAAAAGCTGAACAGATTTCTGTGAGGCCAGACGACTACGCTAACATTCTGGAAGATGCCCTGTCAGAAGTTGCTCGCAAAGAAGCCCTCCTTGCTCGATGGCACATATACCCACAGGACGTTGCTCCTGTTCTTGGGCCAATGGCAGCACAGGCATGGCAGATGCACGTTCAGGGCGAAAGCCCTGATGCAATTGTTCGCGAGTACTCTTATCGAGTTGAAGCTGGCTCAGTTAAGAAACCTAATGTTGCAACAAAGATTGAGAACCTTAACAACTTCATGCAGATTGCAATGCCTGTTGCTCAGGGTCTGATGCAAGCTGGCAAGCCAGAAGTATTCAATGGTTTGCTTACTAAGTGGGGCGAGGCTAACCAAATGGACGTTAGCGAATTCCTTGTTCCACCACCGCCACCCCCACCACCTCAACAACAGGGGCCTCCTCAACAGGAAGGGCCTCCTGAAGAAGCACCCCCCGAAGAAGGACAGCCAACAGAATGAACATTCCATACGAAGTAGAACGAGCTGGCCCAGTAGCTATCAGAGTATTTAAAGAGTCTATCGCTAATGGAGGCACTGAAAAATTCGCAACTATGTGCGCCGTCCAAATCGCCCCAGGGACAAAAGGGACAGACAGGGCCTTTATGGAAGGCCGGATGAACAACCAGCAACTCGACGAGCTTCCACCAATCATGGCGAGATACATGGTGAAGGATGCCAAGGCTGCGGGGATCAACATCAATGGCAAGCACTATGTAGCGGGGCTAGCCGACAAGAGGGGATGGAAAGACCCCGAGGCGTGGGTGAGCAACAACGACGACATTACTACAGTCGCGAGAAAGAGGAACCTATCCGTATCAGGGTCGGTTAATCATGAAGGTCGAGCTGTTCCACCCAAACGAAAAGTGCTGAGTGAAAAGATAATTAAAGAAGAAACAAAGCACATGAAAAAGAAGTTTCCCAAGGCTAGCAAAGCGGAGCTTCGGGAGAGAGTAATAAACAAGCACTCGCTAAAACGAAAATTAAAGTAGGAGTTGTAGATGGCTAATGTAAAGATATCGGAACTGCCAGCAAAGACAGCAGAATTGACTGACATTGTGCCGTCAATGGATACCACAGGTGCAACTACATCTAAGCTGACAATCTCTGGCATTCTTGACCTGCTTGTTGACTCTGCCCCCGGCGCACTGGACACACTCAACGAGCTTGCTGCCTCGCTTGCTGATGATGCAGACTTCGCCGGTACTATGACTACGGCTCTTGCTGGAAAAGCATCTACGACCTCTCCAGCTTCTATTATTACTAGCGGTACTTTTGATATTGCTCGGCTTCCTACTGGCACAACATCGAGCCATGTATGCATTGGTGACGATGCTCGTCTTTCAGATGCTAGGACACCTGTTGCCCATGCTGCTTCTTTAGTTACTTCTGGCACGTTTGATATTGCACGGTTGCCTACCGGAACGACATCAAGTCATGTCTGTATTGGTGATGATGCTCGGTTGTCAGACGCTCGGACACCCGTTGCACACGCTGCATCTTTGGTTACTTCAGGTACGTTTGATATTGCACGTATTCCGACAGGAACAAGTTCTAGCACTGTTTGTGTTGGAAATGATTCTCGACTGTCTGACGCTAGAACTCCTACTGACCACGATGCTGCCAAGGTAACGAGCGGCACGTTCGACATTGCCCGGATACCTACTATCACGCAAGCAAAACTTCCGACAACCGCAGTGGTAAGCGATACGTCTTCGGAAGCTAATAGTGCTGAAATCGACAATGTCGTTTCGATTTCCCAGACAAATTACAATTCACTCGTTTCCGCTGGCACAACCAATGCCACAACATTATATGTGATCACTTGAGTATTAAGCTTGGTACGACAGACCCAGCAGATTTCAAGTTGGGTACGACAGACGTTGCAAAGATGTATATTGGTACAACCGAGGTGTACTCAGCAACAACCACTCCCTCCGCTCCGCAGTCTTTAAGTGCAAGTGCTGGTGATACTCAGGTAGCCCTTAGCTGGTCAGCCCCCGCGAGCGATGGCGGTGCAACAGTTACTGGATACAAGGTATATCAAAGCACGGACGATGCAAGTTTCTCTGAGGTTGCTACTCCATCAGGGACATCACAGACAATCACTGGTTTAACAAACGGAACAACATATTACTTCAAAGTTGCGGCAGTAAACTCTGTAGGTACGGGAACGCAGACTTCATCTGTGTCTGCTTCGCCATCAGCATCCGCTACT